TTCTCCATTACCCGTCAGGCCATCATCAACGACGATCTGAACCAGCTGACCGACGTGCCGATGAAAATGGGCCGCGCCGCGAAAGCCACCATCGGCGATCTGGTGTATGCCGTGCTGACCGGCAACCCGAAATTGTCAGACGGTAAGGCGTTGTTCAGCAGCGATCATAAAAACCTGGCAACCGGTGCCATTGACGTCACGAATCTGGATGCGGGTCGCCAGCTGATGCGCGTTCAGAAAGAGCCAACCACCGGCCGCACCCTGAATATCCGCCCGGCGTTCCTGCTGGTGCCAACCGCCCTCGAAACCGTGGCAAACCAGACCATCAAATCTGCCAGCGTGAAAGGCGCCGACGTTAACGCCGGTATCATCAACCCGATCCAGAACTTTGCGACGGTGATCGGTGAACCACGTCTGGACGATAACAGTGCCAAGTCCTGGTACCTGGCCGCTGCACAGGGTATGGACACCATCGAGGTGGCTTATCTCAACGGTGTCGAGCTGCCTTACATCGATCAGCAGGAGGGGTTCAGTTCTGACGGTATTGCGACGAAAGTGCGCATTGATGCCGGTGTTGCGCCGCTCGATTACCGCGGTCTGGTGAAATCCTCCGGCCAGTAATCCTCCTCCCGCGTTGCCCGAATGCCCGTAAGGGCTTTTTTTATACCTAAAATTCGCCCCCTTCCGGGGCGTCTGGAGTTTTTCAATGGCTAAGAATTTTGTACAGGAAGGTCAGACGATTTCCATTACCAACACCGGCGCTGCCGTGATCGAGAGCGGCGACCCCGTGGTACTGGGTTCCCTGCTGGTTGTCTCTCTGGTGGATATTGCCCCGAATGAAACCGGTACGGGCATGGCTGAAGGGGTATTCCTGCTGCCGAAAGTCTCCGCCGATGCGATCCCCGCTGGCACAAAAGTGTATATCGCGGACGGCGAAATCCAGCTGGCGTCTGCGGATGCCGTGGCCGCCGGCATTGCCTGGGAAGCTGCCGCCGCGGGCAGCACCGTCGTTGAAGTGAAAATCAATGGCTAACGCCTTTGATGCGTTGGCCGCGCGGATGGATGCGGTAACGACCGCGCGGTTTGGGCGGGAGGTGGTGATTAATGGCACCGTGTTCACCGGTGTTGAAAGCCATTTTCTGCCCGAGATGGGGCCGGTGAGCGGCGATGGCCTGTCTGTTGTGGTTTTTTCTCCCGATTACCGGCCGCACCGTAACGATCAGGTGGTTTATCAGGGAGAAAGTTACATTGTCACCCGTCATCAGATGTTTAACGGGAAGCCACAAATCTGGCTGGAGTAAGGGGAGGGAATATGACCATCAAAGGGCTGGAGCAGGCCATCGCCAATATGAACAGTATCAGTTCGACGGCCGTTCCCCGCGCCTCGGCGCAGGCGGTTAACCGGGTGGCGGGGCGGGCCATCAGTCGCAGCAGCAGCACGGTGTCGAAGGAAACAAAGGTGCCGAGAAAGCTGGTCATGCAGCGTGCAAAACTGAAAAAGGCCACGATAAACCGGCCGGTTGCCACGTTAAAAATCAACCGGGGTAATTTACCGGCCATCAAGCTGGGCGCGGCGCAAATGCGTGTTTCACGCCGTCAGGGCAACCTACGCGGGCAGGGCAGCGTACTCAAAATAGGCCGCTTTACCTTTCGGAATGCGTTTATTCAGCAACTGGCTAACGGCCGGTGGCATGTGCTCCAGCGTTCCGGGAAAAGCCGGTACCCGATTGAGGTCGTGAAGATACCGTTAACCACCCCACTTACGGAAGCGTATACCGCAGAAACCCACCGTCTGATGCAAAGCGATATGCCGAAGGAAATGGCTTCCGCCCTGAAAAATCAACTGAGGCTGATCATTAAACGATGATAAAGCACCCCAAAATCCGTAAAGCCGTGCTGGATGCGCTGAAACTTTCGGTGACCGATCCTTCCGTCACCTGGTATGACGGCCGCCCGAGTTTTCTGACCGCTGAAGACCTGCCCGCCGTTGCCGTCTACCTGTCCGGTGCTGAACCCACGGGGGAAACCCTTGATGAAGATGAGTGGCGGGCGACGCTTCACGTGGAGGTATTTCTTAAGGCGGTGAGTCCTGATACCGATCTCGACCTGTGGATGGAACAAAACATTTACCCCGTTGTGGGTGACATTCCGGCGCTTTCAGACCTTATCGAAAACATCACGCCCGAAGGCTATGACTATCAGCGCGATGATGAAATGTCGACGTGGGGCTCCGCTGACCTGCGTTACACCCTGACTTACTTAATGTGAGGAATTTATGACCACACAACTCGAACCGACCAAAGGCGCGGGCACCACACTCTGGATTTACACCGGCAGCGGCGATCCCTACGCCAATCCGCTATCGGATCAGGACTGGACCCGGCTGGCGAAAATCAAGGAACTGACGCCGGGAGAAATGACGGCGGAATCCTACGACGACACGTACCTCGATGACGCCGACGCCGACTGGAACGGCACGGCGCAGGGGGCCAAATCTTCCGGGGACACGTCGTTTACACTGGCCTGGAAGCCCGGCGAGAGCGGGCAGCAGGATCTGGTTAACTGGTTTTACGATGGCGCAGTGCGCGGGTACAAAATTCGGTATCCCAACACCGCTGTTGATGTCTTCCGTGGCTGGATCAGCAGCCTGGGCAAAGCGGTGCCGGTAAAAGAGGTGATCACCCGGACGGTGAAAATCACCAATACGGGCAAACCTGCGCTGGCCGAGAGCAATCAGACCGCCGCGGTACCCGTGACCGGCGTGACCGTCACGCCGTCAACCACCAGCGTGGTGGTCGGACAAAATGCAGTGATCACTGTGGCGGTGCTTCCGGACGGCGCGACAAACAGTTCGTTTAATGTGGCGGCTGCCGATCCGACCGTCGCTACGCTGACAGTATCGGGTAATACCGTCACGGCGAAGGGCCTTAAAGCGGGCACGACACAACTCATCGTGATGACCAATGACGGCCAGAAAGTGGCTATCTGCACACTGACCGTCACGGCGGCATAACGGAGCGAGCATGTTTTTAAAATCAGAACTGTTTGAGTTCAACGGGGCAAACGCCACGCTGTACGAGTTGTCGGCGCTGCAGCGCGTCGAACTGTTGCATTATCTGGCCGCGCAGGAAAAAGCGTTGCCCAACGATGAGCCTGACGAACAAATCCTGTCAGCCGCACTGGTTGAACTGAATATCCGGGCGGGTGCGATGGTAGTCGCCATGTCCCTGTGGCACAGCGAGTCGCCGAAGCCGGATATCCGCGAACTTCAGCAACAAGTGATGAGCACATGGCCGGTCGAGGCCATCGGGAAAGCGGATACCCAGGTCAAAGTGCTGTCGGGCATGATGGCAAATTTGCAGACAACCGAACAGGAAGTTCCTGAGTCTGAAGACACCGACAGCGCAGGGGAAACAGCGGAAAAGCGCTAACCCGTGAAATGGACTTTGTCATGAAGCTGGCGCGTGAGTTCAGACGGCCTGACTGGCGCGCCATGCTTGCTGATATGTCCTCCAGCGATCTGGAGGAATGGCACCGATTTTACGAGTCCCATTACTTCGAAGATGCGCTGCTTGATGCACATTTCGCCGCGCTGAACCTCAATATTTTGTCGCTGGTATGCGGGGAAACCGATATTAACGTGGGTCATTTCAGTCTGCTAAAACCTCACGTCGTGGAAGAGCAGCCGGATCCCGATGATGAACAGTTAATGGCTATCGCAGAAGGTCTGTCAGGAGGAGTCCGCTATGGCCCAGCCAGTGGGTGATTTGGTCGTCAGCCTCGATGTTGATGCCGCAAAATTTAATGAACAGGTCAGTTATGTCCGCAAGCAATTTACCGGCTTAGGGGCGGACTCGACGAAAGCCGGGACGCAGGTTCAGCAGGCATTCTCTAAACAGGAGCTTGCGGCACAGCGTGCGGGTATTTCCATCGGGCAATATAAAGCGGCAATGCGGATGTTGCCTGCTCAGTTCACCGATATTGCCACCCAGTTGGCAGGCGGGCAAAGTCCCTGGCTGATCCTCCTTCAGCAGGGCGGTCAGATTAAAGATTCGTTTGGCGGGGTCGGGAACGTTGCCAAAATACTGCTGACATACATTACGCCGCTCAATGCGGCTATCGGCGTCGCTGCTGCCGTTTTTGGCAGCCTTGGCCTGGCGGTTTATAAAAGTCAGCAGGAGATTGCCGAAGCCAGCAAAATTATTCAGGAGTCCCTGGGTTTAAGTGGTAGTGCAGCGGAAAAGCTGGCGCAAAATATCCGGGCTATTGCCGATTCTTCTGGCGCGTCGATTAAAAGCGTTGCCGATCTCTTCATCACCACAAAAGATGGTGCTGACGAAGCCACGCAGAAAATGATTGCGGTCGGCTTCAGCTATCTGGATGCCAAAGCCAAGGTCAGTGAATACAAAGGCTCATCTGATTTTACCAACCTCAACACCCAGATCGAAGCGCACCGGCTTAAGGTTCTCGGTATTCCTGATGCGTGGACGGACGCGGAAGAGGCGGTCAGAAATTATTATTCGGGGGTGAATTTAGGCAAGCAAAGCGTGGCATTGGGGGGTGCTATTGATCCCATCGTTGGCGTTCTTGAGCAGGCGAAGCAGTTAAGGGGGGACCTCACAAAAGCCACGACAGACGGGAACCTGGCAACACAGAAATCCGTGGAGTGGATAAATAAGGAATATCTGGCCACGGATGCTGTTGCAGGTGCTGAAGCTAAACTTAAAGAGGCGCGGGAACAGTCACGGAAAATTGCCTTTTCGGGGGATGCGACCGCTATCGCGAATGCGCAAAAACTCATTGCCCTGCGTGAGAAAGAAGTCGAGCAGGCAAAGAAACGGCAGGAGCCCAAAAAACAGCGGATCACCACTTCTGCGGGAGACCGGGCAGAAGACAGCGCGCAGGGGGACTTACTGAGTCTGCAGGCACAGCTTAAGGTGCTGCAGCAGCATACCAGCGTTAACGATGTTATCAGCCAGCAGCGCAAAGATTTGTGGCAAACCGAAAATCAGTACGCCGTCCTTGAGCAGGCAGCCAGCAGCCGGCAGTTATCTGCACAGGAAAAATCCCTGCTGGCGCATAAGGATGAAACGCTTGAGTACAAACGGCAACTGGCTGTGCTGGGCGATAAGGTCGTTGCCCAGCAAAGGCTGAATACACTTTCCGACCAGGCGGACAAATTTGCCCAGCAGCAGTCGGCAAAACGCGCCGCTCTGGATGCCCAGGCAGAGGGCGTATCCTCACGTCAGGCAGATCGGGCCGCCACCCTGCAGCGTCTGCAGGAAGCCTATGCGTTTAACCCCTCTGCCCAGCAGCGCGTCCTGCAGGAACAACAGAAAACATATGATGCAGAAGACGCCCTGCGGTCAAACTGGGTCGCGGGTGCGAAACAGGGCTGGGCGGAATACGCTGAATCTGCAACAGATGTTTTCACGTCCGTGCAGCAGGTGGCTCAGTCCGGATTTAACGGGCTTACAGACCAGTTGAACAGTCTGGTCACTACCGGCAAGGCCAGTTTCAAAGACTTCACCTCATCCATTCTTAAAATGATTGTTAATGTGATCGACCGTCTGCTGGTGGCCTACGCGATTCAGTCAGCCATGGGATGGGTAACGGGAAGCGTTTCGGGTGGCGGTAATGCAGGGACGGCAATCACCGGCGGCAGCTATAGTAACCTGCAGCTTGCTTATAACGGTGGTTACATCCGCGAATATGACGCGGGGGGCTACACCGGGCACGGCGGAAAGTATGAACCCAAAGGCATTGTTCACGGCGGGGAGTTTGTATTCACCAAGGAAGCGACCAGCCGTCTGGG